TCGCAGATCAGGGCAACAAATTCAGCATGGCCGGCGTGAGGCTGGTAAAGGTGGCAGCATGATCAGCAACCACCTCAACCTCGTCGAGCAGCACCGACCGGATGCCGAGTCGATCGCTGAACGAATCGCGCAGTACCTGGCCGCCGGCGGGCGAATCGATCAACTGAAAACCCCGCCGCGCAATCCGCTGCCACCGCCTCGTTCGAAGAAAATAGACCCTGAAACGGTCCTCAAGCGGCGGCCGAAGCCGATATCGGCGGCCGAACGCAAAGCGCTGCGCAAAATGGCGGACTCGCTATGAAGTCGAAACGAAAACCCAACAACGGTTTCGCCCGGGCCGAACGCAGTTGCCGGGCGCTGCTGCGCACCAACCACGTTGCGGTGGTGAACATCGATCCCAGCGGCAGCCAGATCATGGCGAACTGGAAGAGCTGCAAGCAGATCCGCAGTCTGGCAATCGCCAACGCGATATTCGATTTCTCCTACCGCTGGACGATCTACATCGGCGTCATGTGTCGCGACGAACGCGGCGCCGAGTACATCAAGTCGGTCGAGATCTCGCCCGAGGGCATCTACAAGGTCGAGCACCTGACTGATGCGATCGAACATTACTACCTGGAGCTGCGCGACAGCGCGAACCCGACCCATCTGGTGGCATCAGGCTGGATCGCCATCCCCGACGAGATATCGATGGACGAAGCCCAAGCAGCGAAGCTGTTCTACGCCGCCGGCGCCTGGCATCAGGTGAAGGTCGCAGCGTGAGACGTTTTTGCACCCAACAACGCAAACGACAGATCTGGCTGGAAATGCCGGCCAGCGGAATAGTAGAAATAGGCCATGCCAAAACTGGCAGCAACGGTCGGCGGACACCGCGCTGAAGCGGATCGAATCCGATGAGGGAGAACTGCGTTACCGAGTCAGGCTAGGCACCCGGCAGAAAATTGACGACCTAATAGCTTCGACGCGAACAAGGTCACCCAGAACATGATCCAGAATGCTGCCGTGTTCGGTCCACGGCTGTGTAACACGCCATTGGCAGTCCGCGCCGCAATGTGCAGATAAGCGAAACGTGGCGCGGATGTTTCGGAATCAGAGCCTAGCCGAGTTTAGCCATCAAGCTTCGATCAAAAAAAGATTACAGCCTAGGATCTGAGCCTTTTTTTGTAGTTCTTGCAAAAATAGTCATGAACAAAACCAGAAACAAAACTTTCCCGCTTTATAGAAAACGCGAGCATGTACTTTCTAAGCTTGCGACGCACAAATGGAAATGACACAAAAATGCAACTAAGCAAATAAATTGTCTCATGCGGCTCGAGGATCTCAAACATAATTCGCATATAGTATTTTTTGCGAGAAAGAGGCTGATCTGACTCATCTATGAAATTGCAAAGCCTAACAGCACCAATACAAAATCTTTTTTCTACATCCGTTTTTACGCTTTCATCAACGATTTCGACAACCTTCTTGTAGCGGTCGCGAATATGAAGAGCATCCAAAATATCTCTATCTTTACGAAGCGCTAGAGACAATTTAGCCACGGAGCCGTCTTCAGCTGGCTTCTTTGCTCTAACGCCTTTTTCAAGTAATGTTTCAAACTTCTGAAGCATTGAATAAAATCCTGACTCGAAGCGCTCATGCTCCAAAAGCTGTTGCTGCTTTAGGAGAATTTCTGCTGTCTTTCTCGCCTCTTCAGTTTGGATAAGATTGGAGCGCAACAATACCAAAAGCGCGATAAAGCTTAAAACCGGATTAGTCAGCCCTCCGATAAAATCGCCAACCTGTCCCATGTTGTTTTTTATTTCAAAACCCACATCAACAAAAATATAAAAAAGGAACACCACAATTAAACCAAAGGTTAGAGCACACACACCAATGAGAAATGGATTGAACGGTTGCAACTCCTTGGCCGATTTACCGCCGCGTGACAAATTATAGTAATAAAAGGCGACCCCACTCATTAACAGAAAAGCAACAATTAATCCTATCAGTGCTAATTCGAACATAGGGCTTTACCTTGAAGAAGGAGTGCGAATATAAGGTAAGCCTATGCACTTTCCAACAAAAAATCTCTCGCATGCAGTCTCGCAGGGCGGGGCATGACTGGAGAATCCATGAGCCACAACTGCGATATCGAGCGAAGAGATTTGACGGATGAAGCTAAGAAGCAGCGGAGGAAGCGCGAGAAGGCAGCAGCCAAGGACGCTGCATTGGGCGTCGAGAAGTTTACGGTTGAAGTCGCCGGGGTTTTCAAGCCCGACCTCAAGCGGGTCATGGCCGCCCACGGCATCAACAACCAGCAGGACATTCACCAGCGGCTGCTGAAGAAACTGATCAGCGCGGACTTTGAAACACAGGCTTGGATGCTGAGGAATGTCACGACACCTTATGAGATTCCAGAGAAGGTGTCGCGAGCATTTTACGAGAAGAGCATGGCCGAGATCGCGGCCGATCCGGGCGACGAAGTTATTTATCCAGTTAGCGCTGCGCAGAGTCGTGCTTGATCTTCGCCAGCGACAACCCCATCAAGATTGCACAGTATCCCGCGAAAAGAAGCATCCCCAGCCACCAGTCGCCGGGTATTTCGGCAGCGGCTTTCGCCGTTTGAATTTGCTGAATGGCAGCAGCGTCGTTACTGCTTATGAGCTTTCCGAAAACAAAGTAAACGGCTTGATTCCAGATTAATGCGAATACTGCCACGCATATTCCAGCTCGGCTTAGCCATTTGCTGACAACTTCCGCATAGAAGGCAGGGCTCTGCCACGCAATGGTTGCCAATCCTGCCAGAGCAAGCGGAATAGCAACCCAAAAAACTTTATCCATCTCCACTCCTCGCTATCGAATCGGCGAGAAGTAATACCCCAACCCAAACCAAATTGCCACCACCGGTCACGGAGGGCGGCGCCTGACTGGAGATAATCCATGGCCCACAACTGCGCATACGTCCGGCAGCACTATCAGGTGCCCGCCGAGATCGGCCGCCGCGTCATCGCCTATGGGAAGCCCGGCGTCATCCTGGCGGACCGCGGCCATTACATCGGCGTGGTGCTGGACGAAGACCCGAAGAAGCGCATCGCCAACTACCATCCAACCCACGAAATGCAGTACGGCGAAATGGCCGAGACGCTACCACTGAAAGAGTGGCTGGTCCTACCGTTCAAGCATGACTGGGACGATCTCGATTGGAACCGCGAGGCCCGCGAAGATCTGGTAAGGGTGTGGGCAGCCACTCGAAGTCAGGCCAAATACAAAGCCTACGAGCGGCTTCAGGATTACTGCCACAGCATCAAGGCGATGTTGCACTTCAAGGTCCGGCGCGCCTGATCGACTTCCTGGCCCAAGCGCCTCATACGAAGCTCGGCGGTTCAACGATTCGATGCTTCGACTCCATGTAGCTGGCCAGGTCGATCACCTCCCGAAGGAACACGACCACATCCAGCTTCACTGCATCGTCAGGCAGCCCTATCCGTTTCAGCATCGCTTTTGCGTCTTCTTCGATCGCCGCTAGCGCATCTACATCGCTCTGCAACCTCATGTCGGCCTCCTGCCAGTGTGAGCTCAGAGATACATACCCCACTTCAACGAATCACGCCAGCCGGCGAGGATCCCCTATGTCCGCACAACAGAAGAAACACCCCTTCGATTTCAAAACTCAATACGGACTCGGCTTCAGCACTCAGGACGATGAGATCGTTGTCGATTTCTTCTGCGGTGGCGGCGGTGCCGGTACCGGGCTGGAGATAGGGCTGGGCCGCGCGGTGAACGTAGCGAAGAACCACAGCCCGCAAGCGATCAGCATGCACACCGTGAATCACCCGGGCGCCGTGCACTACACCACCGACGTGTTCGACGGTGACCCCGACACCGAATGCGGCGGAAAGGCCGTGGGCTGGTTCCACATGTCGCCGGACTGCACGCACCACAGCCAGGCCGCCGGCGGACAGCCGCGCAAGCGCGAGATTCGGAACCTGTCATGGATCGGCCTGAAGTGGGCGGGCAAGAAGAAGCCCCGGGTCATCAGCCTGGAGAACGTGAAGCAGATCCTCCAGTGGGGGCCGCTGATCGCCAAGCGCTGCAAGTCGACCGGCCGCGTGATGAAGTTGGGCGGCGCCATTGCCGAGCCTGGCGAAGTCGTGCCGGTCCACCAGCAGTTCCTGGTGCCAGACCCGAAACGTCGCGGTCAGACATGGGCGGTATTTGTCGCCGAGCTGCAGCGTCTGGGGTACGCCGTTGAATGGCGGGTGATCAAAGCCTGCGACTTCGGCGCGCCGACCAGCCGGGAGCGGCTGTTCATGATCGCCCGTTGCGACGGCCAGCCGATTGTGTGGCCTGAGCCTACACACGCGAAGAACCCGGCCAAAGGCCAAAAGAAGTGGCGCACCGCCGCCGAGTGCATCGACTGGACCATCCCGAGCAAAAGCATCTTCGACCGGGCAAAGCCGCTTGCACCGGCCACCCTGCGCCGAATCGCCAAAGGCATGAAGAAGTTCGTCATCGATGCCGCTGACCCGTTCATCGTGCCGATCGCGAACTGGTCGGGCGAAAGTGTTCAGTCTGCGCATGACCCACTGCGCACCGTGACATCTTGGCCGCGCGGCGGATCGTTCGCCATGGCCAGCCCGATCATCGCGCCAGCAACGCATCAGGGCAGCGACCGCGTAAACGATCCACACGCCCCGCTGCCTACGGTCACCTGCGCTAATCGCGGCGAGCTGACGCTGATCAGTCCAACCCTGATTCAAACAGGCTACGGAGAGCGTGCCGGCCAAGAGCCGCGCGTGCCGGGCCTTGATCAGCCCCTCGGCACTGTGGTCGCCGGCGGCGTGAAACATGCACTCGCTGCAGCGCACCTGGTCAAGTTCCGGTTTGCCGACGAAGGCAAGGCGCTCGACGAACCGCTGCCCACCATCACCAGCGGTGGCGACTACAAGCGCCCGGCCGGTGCCGCTCACGCCATGGGCATCTCAACCGTGTTCATGGCCCAGATGAACGGCGGGTTCAACACCACCGACGCCAAGAGCGTCGACGATCCGATGACCACGGTGACCAATACCGGAAGCCAGCAGCAGCTGGTGACGGCGAACCTGGTGCACCTGCGTGGCAACTGCGATGCACGGGACACCGCCGATCCGCTGCACACCATCAGCGCCGGCGGCACTCACCACGGGCTGGTCACCGCTTTCATGGAACGTCAGTTCGGCGCCAGCGTTGGCCAGGGCGCGGATGAACCGGCGCCGACCATCACAGCAGGCGGTGGCGGCAAGAGCTCGCTGGTCGAGCTGCAGCTCTCTCCAGAGGTTGAGGCCGGCGCGCTGCGGGTCGCGGCATTCCTGATCAGCTACTACGGCACCGAGAACATCAGCGCCGCAGACGCTCCAGCGCCAACCATCACCACCAAGGATCGGCTGGGACTGGTGACCGTCACCATCAAGGGCATGTCTTACGTGATCGTCGACATCTGTCTGCGGATGCTGCAACCGGCCGAGCTGTACAAGGCTCAGGGCTTCCCCGCCGACTACATCATCAGCCACGGCGCCGACGGCAAACCGTTCACCAAAACACAGCAGGTGCATATGTGCGGCAACAGCGTCAGCCCTCCGCCCATGGCGGCACTGGCCCGAGCCAACGACCCATGGAGCGTTCGCGAGCACGATATTAAAGCCGCTTAAAATCGACTCTTTCCGGCGGCATTCCTCCATTCGCTAATTGGAATAATGCCGCACATCGATCAGCAGTAAAGGGACTGAGCGTAGAATAGCCACAACACTACTTAACCTTTTTCAGGTGCTGCCTTGGCTTTAGCGGATCGGTTGCGTTTAGGAGCTTGATTCTGTGCACGTGGAGTTGCGACCGCATGTTTTTTCAGACGCTCTGCTTTATTCTTGAGCATACTCATCCGAGCATGATTTCGAGTTGCTATAACCTCTTCTCTGTCACTACTCGTAACTGCTTGATCCTTCAGGATGCTATCGCATTCCTGTAGGATAAAATCAACATCCGCTTTTTCAGTTCGTGACGACCACCAATCACTAACCCGCGATTCGACGAAATCCGTGATAGTGTAAACAACTAACGTTATGGGTGGAATCGCATACAGTACACCACCCCAAAAAACATCATCCGGATACTTCCCGACCACATAGGTTAGTAAAGATCCGACGGCACCAGCAAAACATGTGGAATAGCTGAGCCGGGCATAAGGGTCATCCTTGGCCATTCACTTTAAACTCCATCAGGAAATTTTGTCACGACGTCTGAATAAGCAACATTCAAACTCCGCAATGAATATTCCAAAGTTCGCTTAAAGTCTTCTGCGTTCTTAACAAATGATTCTAGAGAAACAAAAAGCCCTTCATCAACGTAGAAACACTTTACAAGCTTATAAGTCATTGCGATGTGATTGCACACCTCATAACGCTTAGAAAAGTCTGAAGCCCCATCCAATTCGTATGGAAGAATTATTTCTATAAAACCGTCATCATCTTTATCAACACGGAGTATATAGTTCAGTCCCTGAGCGATAAATCCAAGCTCATTTTCATCATAAATTTTTTCAATTTCACAGCCTGCCTCAACAAGTGAAGCTTTGTACTTATCTAAACTAGTTTTTTTTAAAGACATATATATCCAGCTTCCTCAATATTACGTGAATAGCCATCAATGGAATTTACTTAGAGGCTACCATCAAAACCTCGAGATGATACCTGATTCGCGCCTGCACCCGTAAAGCGATTTAGAAGACATCTTTATTTTTTTTGAACGAAAAACCTCATCCGAACCGTCCAACACAATCCAAATGCAAGATCGCGAAACCTTCTAACACCATTCTTCAAAGTCAGCCGCTTTAGCGGCAAGGACGAAGTTATGCCAGCAGAAAACCAAGCTCCAGAGTTCTAACTCAAGGGCGCCCAGCCAGCGCACCCTCTCCCGCTCTGCTTCCAAGTCGGCGAATGTGAGTGGGTGGCTGCCCGCGACGAAGACGAGGCACGTCGCGTACTGGCAGAAATGAACGGCGATGACCCGTCTGAATATACGAACTGGGATGTCGAACTGACCAGCGAAGCGTTTCTCGATAAGCAGTGGGTCGACGAAGAACCACCCCACCCTGAATGCGGTTGTCTCCGTCAGTGGCTGGCAGAGGCTACCGAACCTTCCTACCTGATTGGCACGGAGGGCTGAGCCATGATCATCGCCCCGCTCTCTATCCCCTACCGCATCTACAAGGGGCCGTGGCGATGACTCACCAACCCAAAGGCGGAATGTGCACCACCTGCACCCACGCCCACCGCGATTGCAGCCACCTTCCCTTCAGCACCATGCCTCCGCTTTCGAACGACAAGCAGACCGTGATCGTGCGCTGCACTGACTTCAAACGCCGCGCCCAGCGGTAACCCCTCCCCCAACTCAACAGCCTGCCGGTGTACGGCGGGCGAGGTGCACCCATGAAAAAAGAACAGTTACCAGAAGTGGTGGCAGCAGTCGCGCGCGCCCTCGAAGCAGGTAAGGCCGCCGCAGCAGCGGCACCGGACGATGGCGGTAGCGCGAACCTCGACCGGGTTTATCTCCGCGTCGGCCTTCTCCGCGAGAAGACGCTCCACGATGCCGGCCTTCATGGCTGGATGCAGTCTGCCAGCACTTACCACGCCCGAGCCTTTCACCTCGGCGCGCCGTTTGATGGCCAGGGTAACCGGCGCTATGCCGGCGTGCAGGCCATGCACAAATCGCTGCAATCCGAAGGCGTCGATTGCGGCGTCTGGTACCAAATGGATTAACCCATCACCACCTTCTGCCGCCACGCGCGGCATGGAGCATCACAATGGCAAAAATTCTGGCCCAGATCACGGTCAAGTTGCCGCGCCTTATGGAGGCAGGCGAATACAGAAAGCTCCGCTACGTCGGCGGCAAGCCGAGTTTGCAGCAGTTGAAAAAATGGATTGAGGAAGGCGAAGTGGTAGGAGAGGTAAAAGGCGGGATGTATTTTGTGGATGTGCAGGCGGCCGTGATGGGGTCAGATGATCCCCTGCTGGCCAAGATGTTGGAGATAGGCTGATGGCTGCCCGGCCGCGCACGCTCAAAAACAGGAAGCTACCCCCAAATCTTTACCCGAACGGTAAATATTTTCGGTACCGGAACCCCATCACCGGTTTGATGACCAGCATCAACCGCCCACTTGAGGAAGCAATCAAGCTCGCGCACGCAGCAAACCTCAAGGTCGCGGCGCTGGTCGTCGATGACGGCGCCCTGCTTACCCTGCTGACAGGCGACCGGTTGCCAACGGTGAGCAACCTGCTGCAGCGGTTCAATGACGAATGGCTAATCGACAAGGGCTATGCGGCGCGGACACTGGAAGAGATCAAATTCAAGCTCGAGCGGTACCGGCAAGATCTCGGCGATCGCCTGATCGGGCAGATGGATGTGCTGGCCATGGCCGAATACCTGGACCAGTTCAGCAACAACGCCTACACAAAGCATCGCGGGCTGTGGGTGCAGATCTTCGCTTTCGCCGTGGCCAAGGGGTTGGCCGAGCGCAATTGCGCCGAGCTGACTCTGGTCAAGAAGGAAGCCGAGAAGAAGCGCCAGCGGCACACGCTGGAAGGATTACAGACGATCATCGGCGCGGCGACCACGCCGCCTTGGCTGAAACGAGCAATCCGCCTGGCACTGGCCAGCCTTCAGCGCCGCGAGGATATCGTGACCTGGCTGAAGTCGGCGGTCGACATGGACAAGAACACGCTGACCGTGTCGCCGGGCAAGACTCAGGGCTACGACAATCCGGTTCACCTGAAGATCACCATGGGAGCCGCGCTGCGTGAAGTCGTCGGCGAGTGCCTGCGCTCGCCTCTGGTCTCGCCCTACCTGATCCACTACAAACCGAAGGCGCGGCGCCGCGAACAGATCGATGCGAAGGACCACTGGACGTCGGTGACGCCGGACTATCTGACCAAGGAGTTCAGCAAGGCCCGCGACGCGGCGCACGCTTATGACCACGTGCCGGCCGGTGAGCGCCCCACTTTTCACGAAATCCGCGCTTTAGGTGCGTGGCTGTACGAGCAGCAGAACTTCCCGCAGGAATACATCCAGGCGCTGCTGGGCCACGCGGACGAGAAGATGACGAAGCACTATCAGGAGGGACACGGCGACAAGACGATCGACTATGTTGAGGTGAGCGCCGAACTGGCGTTCTGAGGTGGGGGTTTTGCAAAAGTTTTGCAAAAGTTTTGCAAATCGCAGACAACAAAAAAGGGCCCACCTTTCGGTGAGCCCTTCTAGACCGCCCAGCAGAGCGGATTTTGTTTGGTAGGCGCGATTGGACTCGAACCAACGACCCCCACCATGTCAAGGTG